ATATTTCCTTTTGTCGTTATTTTGTGCCGAAAAAAATTTTCAAGGAGCCATTTTCAGAAAAAATACCGCGAAATTTAAAGGCCAGCCTTTGGACAGGCGGCTGTTCGGCTGGTTTTTATTCCGTGTTGGGCTCCTATTTTATATTACTGGTATTTAGGCTAGGCAATTTATCCACATCAAATGGTGGTATCGTGGGTAATTTGGACCTAGTATTTACATTCTTTTTGTTAGTGAATTTCCCATATGATTGGATTTGTTTTTTTGCATTAGTGGACCCTGCTTGTCCTTTCTTACACACCCATTCACCATTAGCATCCTCACAAACCTGTTTAGACTTAGCATTTTTTATATCTGCTTTCTGACTTCCTCCAGATACCCCCTTTATTGCTCCTGTAATAGTAATCCATCTACCTGAATGTTTTAGACAGGTCTCCTTACCAGGTTCAAAGGGATCGACTATAGTAGCTCCATATTTCGCCATTATTACTACTTCAACTGATTGGTAAATCAGTCCATCATCACCGACTATATATTCGCCTGTCTCTGCCAATTCTGCGGCGTCTACCTTAGCTATTAATGTATCCGTATAATTAGATTGATCGACTAATCGATATCCATCTGGAAAGGTCAATCCAGTAAAATCACAAGTACCTACTTCTTTGGCGTCCGCCACCGCAATTATGGGTTGACACCCGCAAGTATCTACTTGACTCCAGTCTCCCGTTTGCATTGCTCGTTCTACTACTTCTCTGGACATATCATATTCAGATATATCTCCACCTATATTGGATTTTTGTGCTGAAGTATCTGAGGGCAGGGTAGCACCTGTAGTAACTCTGTATGTACCGGGTAATATACCTAACCCCTGTTGAACATATGTCGGCACAGCAAAGGGTTTTGGATCGTTTGGATCTGCACTAGAATGGAGCCCTGCTGGACCCATCTTGGATAATATAGGATCATTCATCGCTGGGCTTATAGGGATAACTTTATTAGGATATCCCCAAGTTCCGTAAAAGGAACCCGTTTGTTCTAAAGGATCACGATCTTTAGTGACTACCATAGCTCTTGCGGCTGGTGAAGCTAGTGATGGTGGAATGTCCCGAGCTTTAGGAGTAACCACAGGTTTCTTTTTGAGTGCAGAAGAAGGACTGGATGGAGGAGGACCTTCTACGTATTCCGGGAAAGTATCTTCTAGAGTCTTTGCTACAGGACCCATAGCGGCTTCTACTGAACCAGCTATTTGTACCTCATTATCAGTCATCTCCTTTTCGTGCCAATCACCATCAGTCGCTTTACATCCTGCTTCATCTCTATTGGATCCGCCTCCTTGACCACCTGTACACCATCCTACTTTATGTACTTTAGCGACTTTAGTCTTGTCTTCGGCTACTGCTTTGTATTCTACGTCCTTTACGTTAGCGGTGAATTTCTCATTCTTATCGGAAAATGGAGTCTCCCCCTTCTCTAATCCTTTTGAAAAATCTGATTTTGCTTCCCCTTCATACTCTGGATCAGTTGGTGTTACCCATCCTACTCCTGGCTGGTATTGAGGGGGTGTAGAATCATATCCACCAGTAGGAGATTCCGCCTGTTGAGCCGCTACTACTCCTGTTCCTGTTGGCTGACTATCTGAAACTTGTTGTACTGTAGTGCCGCCCTCAAAGGGAGCTTGTCTATGCTTAGGTACATCAGCTATTGTTCCGGGAGGTTTTACTAATTCATCTCCAAGAGATGGAGCTTCGGTAGGAGCTTCAGTCTGACCAGTAGCTGCCGCGTATAACGTCATAATGTCTTGCATCACTGGACCTGTTACATTCTCCAACATTCGATTAGAGTTGACTAATGCACAGGGGTCGGAAGTGGCTAACTTAGCAAAAGCGGCCCATTGAGCTAGTTTATTCAGTACGGATGCTAGAGCGGCGAGGTCTTCTCCAATGAGATCATTGATCTTTCCCATCAACTCAGAACACATATTATTGAAATCGGATGTCAGACCACGTATTGTTTCACACTCTGCTAATAGATTAGATGCGGCTGAAGCGTTGGTGATACCCTTAATGAGCTTTTTAGAACGTGTATTTAACTGTGGTAGGTCACCCATTCCATTGGCATCATCTATCGCCCCCTCAGATTCTAGAAGAGTAGCGAACCCGGAAGCACACTCCAGAGCTTCATCAAATTGTCCCAATGCTTTAGCTAGTTCACGTCCTGCTTGCTGAATACCGGAGTTACGTATGAAGTCACGGGTAGCGGCAAGAAAGGCATCTTGCAGAAAGTCCCCACAGGAAGTAAACGCATCGGAAACACCCTGAACTTCTTGGAGCGTATCCCATATCTCTTCACCCTCTGGACCAGGATAAGCCGCTTTGACGGCGACCTCATTCATACCCTCTTCACCAGTAATGTCAAGGGATTTGCCGTCGGCTTTCATTTTCTTTGCTTTGGGAGACGATGGTGATTCGAGCATCCCACCGACACCACCCATCGCTTCCGCGGGATTAGCAAACGTCCCTGTACCTGTTGCTCCTGATATTACGCTACTTGGATTCATTTTTTTCGTTTCTGACAGTGGTTATTTCTTTTTTTTTTTCGTAAAAAACGCGGTTTTTAGCGGTTTTCGGTTAATTCAGCTTCAGGCCTGCACCTTTGACCCAATTAATGGCTCCAGCCTCTGTGGTTATACCAGCTCCAGAGGTGATTGTGCAATCATCAGTCGAATCTATATTACAAGCTCCACCAGCATCTATGTTTACATCTTTTCCGCTCTTGAAAGTCAACTCTCCCTTGGCGTCAAAGGTTATGTTATCTGCTTTAATATTGAGATCCCCGGTGACTTCAATTCCCATTTCACCCGCTACAAGTGTGTAATTGTCCATCTGTACGTTCACGGTGCGTGTCCCGTCTGGTCCAATTTCTTCCCACGTACCTGCTTTGTGATACCTCATTAATCGTTCTGCACCAGGGGTATCGTCCCATTCTTCTACGTGACCACTCTCTGATGATCTTACGTGATTAAATGGATACTGGGCGGCGTAGTTGTCCATTGGTAATCCTTCTTCAACCTTAGATGCACCACCTCCCACATCCGGTGGTCCTTCGAAATCCACTACTGCTCTGCGGTGAGTATCTGGTTCTCCGAGATGGGTGGCTTTTGGGTAGATCCCATTTGGATCGTTGAATCCAGATGCGGCTGGCGGCTTAGTCGGATATCCCCCCAGCGTTCCCATCATAATAGGTTCTTGACAATTCTTTCCATCCCTGAAGAATCCTACTACCCACGTTCCTTCTACTGGACCAAGTGGAGTAGTTCCAATTCCATTCATAGCGGCTGAAGTAATTGGTTGCATTGGATGAGCCCAGGGTAGGTCTGTGGTCGGAATACCCTCATCGACACCTAGCTCCATTTTGTCTGTATGGAGACCCGCTATTCGTACTTTACATCTTCCCAGTCTCATTGGATCACGTCTATCCTCTACGACACCCGTGAACCAGATGAAACCATCAAATCCCATAAATTGCATAATGTTTTACTCTCGTTCTGCTATTACTTTATCTGGATCCCCGAAGAACCCGTCTTTCATACACTCTAATGTCATCACGTAACCCGTGCTATTAATCTTATGATGAATAGCGGTGACCAACCATTTTCCTGTCATATACTGATCCTCAGGTATATCGTGAGTGCGAAGATTAGTCGGTATTCGGAGTAACACGACATCACCAGCCCACGTATTAGAATCACCAGGGACATCAAATTTGATGGTGTTGCACCTCAATTCCGTCTTCTTCATATCATAATGCGGATAATGACTCTTTTCTCCTTTATCGTGGAAACCATAAAGACCGTTTGCACTCATAAAACCACTATGTTGATGTACATTATAATCCACATACTGACCATCTTTCGGTCCGTTCAAGCCAATTCCCTCAGCCATTACCTTATCTTTATCACCGTCGTATTCCACTTCATAAGTCTCTAGCGACTTTTCAAGGATATTATGAACCAATATAGAAGCCCCGTACTGTCCATTTACCTGTCCGGCTGTTATATTAAATCGTTTTTGCTCTGAATATTGTTCGATCATTCCATAATCAATTGTGTATCCTTCTGGACCCTCGACAATTTGTGTGGGCATATTTTTGAGCGTGAAGGCACGCATTATGTCCCCGTCTTTTAGTTCGTCTACTGTCATAAACTTGAAGCCGTCGTTATTCTCGAAAAAGAGATAATTGGATTCTCCCTTTGCAGATACGGAGTTTCTAGCAAGAAAATTCATTAGCTGGAAAGGATTCCAATTAGGTACCACCATATTCTTTTCGTGCAGAGAAGGAGATACCGTGAAGTCAGTCCATAGAAACGAACCAAATTCCATAATAGTCACACCCACATATTCTGCTATCTCTGATGCCGTCATCTTCTGAAATGAACGACTTATTTTTGTCTGATTATTGACAAAGGCGTAAGGAGATGATATTCCTATATTATATTTGATGATTTTTGTGTCTTTTGCTCCTCCGCTTATAGAATCAATTTTGAATTCCTTTTCGAGATTAGAAGTTTTCGCCGATGATGTATTCGGTGTAAGTATCTCGAAATGAAATTCTTCTAGACCAGAGCCGACAATGCCATTAGCCTCTACCAAACCAGTACCATCTTCTATCGCAATATTACCGAACATACAATTATTGTAAATACTCTCGTATATGCTCATTTGGGCGATAATACCAGACAATTCTTCACTATCTCCTCTGTAGTTAGTGAACTCACAATGCCAATCAGAGGTAGTTTTTGGATCTAATGTCTCAAAGGTGGATTCAAGTTCTTCACTCATAATCTCTTATTACTCCTGAACTTGTTGTTTAGTATTTTTCATCCATTTCATAAATTCTTCCGCTATCTTTGGAATGTGTTCAGCCTTGAGTAACATAATATGCCTCATTTTATCGTTTAGATGCAATTCCCATTCTATATTAGTAACAGGTACTCTGTCCTCTTCTATACTGTTTGTCGGATATTGAATAAACTCAGCATCTTCCCAATGATGAATTTCATCTTGGTCGTCATAAATTTTGTCCACATAAGCATAGACTTCGGTTTCTCTCATTACCCAGTCATAGAATGGATCAATGACCTTATTAATTGCACATACAATCCACCAATAGTCTGAAGTTCCATAATACTGTTCAGCCACTTTTTCTGGAGTAGCAGTTTCGTCTATTGTCACGGAATAATACATTGTTGCATATTTTTCTACTGTTTTGAGCATATCTAACCTGTGTGTGATATCAGTAATACTTACTCCATTATAAGACAGTTGTGGAAGTATTTTTGTATATTTAGCCATTAGAAACCTCCTACTTCCATCAAATCATTTGCAGTAACGATAGAATTTTCTTTAAGGGCTACTGTCAATTGAGTTTCAATTGGAGCACCATCTTCATAAGCATTCCACACGCCGGTTGGTGTGTAGTTAACTGTTACTGACTGGATAAAAGAATCTTTTATTTGAAATAAATGTTTATTCCGATGGGCTCCAAACCAGAATTCTACACCGACTGTTACAGGTATACCCAATCTACCTATACTTGACAAAGCATCTTCTATCTCATCAAGCATATTAGATGGTTCACTTGTATCTGCTCCTGCCTTCTCTACATCATTTACGGCAGCTTGTTGGGCTTTGGAAGAAGAAGTAACATTAAGCTCTCCTCCGGCGACACCCTTAAGGACAGGAGACGAGAATCTTTTAAAAGCCAAACAAATTGTTTCTATCGCTCTTTGTTCTTCTCTATCTTTTGGTATCATTCTCCAAGCTAAAGTGTGTGACCTTAGTGTCGCACCATCATACACTAATCCCATTTGATTGTTTATGATTGAACCCTTTGACATTGCACCTGAACTATTTGCGTTCATTACTTTTGAAACGCCGCTTTGTATCTCACTCATCACACCCGTGAGTATGTTGGACCCAATTTGGAGTGTACCCTCTCCAGTAGTGGCATCAACTCCCGAAGTTGCCGTCATATGTTCTGCATCTGAATAGTTCTGATTATATGCAGTTTCAAGAGCTAGTGGCATAGGTAGCCAAATATTAGCAATGGAATCTTTATCCAGTCCACCTCCCTGTCCTGCTACGCCTCCTTGTGGCCGAGTGGTAGGTACCCAAGTATTGATTATTAGTCTTGTCCAAAAATTTCCTGCGGATACATCATCTAAAGGAAATTTAAATATTTTAGCGCCGTTGGACGCCTTGACAATATCTGAGGGGTCGGGTTTAAACGTGAACGACCTATCTCCAGATTCATTCAGACTACTACTGACATCATCTACTGCTATTGCTGTTCCGTGTGAACCTATATTTTTACCGGATCTTCCTCTTTTTGCTGGCATTTGCCCTCTCTACGTGATAAAAAGTATTTAAACTATTTATATAAATAGTTGAGATGGCTTATAAGGGAAAATATAAAGTAAAGAATCGCTCAAAATACGTAGGGGCAGTAGATAATGTTGTGTATCGTTCATCTTGGGAAAGACGTTTTATGGTATATGCAGACACTAATCCCAATGTAGTGAAATGGAATAGTGAAGAACTTGTCATCCCATATGTCAGTCCTGTCGATGGGAAAGTTCATCGATACTTTCCTGATTTCTGGATTGAAGTAAAAGGTGAAGGAGGAAAGATTAATCATATGGTAATAGAAGTTAAGCCGAAGACACAAGTCGGACCACCAAAGATGGGGAAGACCCCTAAGTCTAAATATCGCTATGCAAAAGCAATGAAGACGTGGAAGGTGAATGAAGCGAAGTTTGAAATGGCTAGAGAATTTTGTGATGACAGGAAGTGGCAGTTTAAAATACTAACAGAGGATCATTTAGTAAAGTAATATGGCTAAAGTCTCAAAGAAATTAACCAGTGTCGATATAGGTACTGAGAGAGTCGCCTCTGATGGACGCAAGTATCGTTGGTTGGGAGGACAATGGGGTAGAGTAGCAAAGTCTGGTAAGACAAGTCAGATGGCACGAAAGGCTATTGGTGCCGAATTAACTGCTTCAGCATTGTCTGGTAAAAAAGGATCAAAAGCTAAACAAGCAAAGAAATCTGTAGCGTGGTTTAAGCAGAAAGTTGGAGAATCTGCAAAAGGATTCAAAAAGAAAGCAAAACTGATGCCTGGAAAGATGTTTACGTTTGGATATGACGCTAAATTTAAAGCAATCCTCCCTTACTGGGATAAATTTCCTCTTATTATTGTGCTTGATGTGTATAAGGATGGCTTTATGGGACTTAACTTTCATTACTTACATCCTGTAGAAAGAAATAAATTTCTAACAAAAATAATGAAATTTGCTACTCAAAAGGGCGAACCAGAAGATATGACGGACAAAGCAAGATTCAATGTCTCTTGGGATGCAATACGAAATATTAAGAATGCTGACAAGATGATACATAAATACTTATATGGACACGTAAGAACAAGTCTACTGGAAGCACCACCAAATGAATGGGAGAATGCTATATTTCTACCATATCAGAGATTTGTCGGTGCCACTGCTAAATCAGTTTGGAGTAAATAATGCAAGTATCAGATTTTAACCAGGTAATAGGGGGAGAAGATTTCGCTAGAAATAATATGTATTCTATCGAAATTTATATGCCACGTGGTCACGACGGAATGGGGATGACGGACAATAAAGAGCCAGGACTCTTAGGAAAATTCTATACTGGAGCAGACGAAGAAAAGGGAGGAGCTAAATTTCTTTCATATAAAGCAAAACAAGTATCAATTCCTGGTAAAACTTTAGGTACAATAGATGCCAAGCGATTTGGTCCTATCTTTAAAGTAGCAAATGATTTGATCATAGACACAACGACTATGACATTTATGTGTGGAGAGGATTATGCAGAACATAGATTTTTTGATGGATGGATATCTTCTGTTATAGGACAAGTTAAACACGGTACTGGAGTATCTGATTTAAGTCCTAAAGTTGATCATAGACAAGTATATACCTTAAGTTATTATAACGATTATGTTGGAATGGTTAGAATTATTCCTCTCGATAGACAAGGTGGAGCTATTGCGAATATTGCATTAATAGAAGCATATCCATCAAATGTTGGACCAATAGAATATATTTGGGGAAGTGAAGGAGAGATAGCACAATTTACTGTAACTTGGGTATATAGAGATTGGAATCATACTGATCCAGAAAACGGATATTGGGCTGATTCATATACGGATACACCACAGGGATCGGAACTGCCGGAACTGAAACCGAAACCGAAACCACCAAAACCCCCACCCGAGGAGCTCACAGAAGGGGCACAATAAATAAGGGGAATAATCGTTTATTCCCCGCATTGATAATATAATTGTTAATAGGAGATAATATTATGGCATTACCAAAGTTAGAAACACCGATATATAGTTTAAAATTACCATCGGATAATAAACAGACTGTGTCCTATAGACCATTTCTGGTGAAAGAAGAAAAGATTCTTTTGACAGCAATGGAAGGAGCCAAAGCAAAAAAGGGAGATGAGTTTCAGAATGCAGTAAGAGATGTGATTTTAAGAATCATTGCAAACTGTACTGAAGGAAAGATAGACGGAGCTAAATTACCTGCTTTTGATATTGATTATTTATTCTTAAATATTAGAGCAAAAAGTAGAGGAGAAGTGATTGAACCATCTTTTACTTGTAATCAACCAGGGACAGACGGAAAGCCTTGTGGACACGTAGACAAATATTCAATTAAGATTGATGAAATCAAAATTGATTTTCCTGATAAAGATTACTCAAAGATAATGGTAAAGGATGATGTTGGAATTCAATTAAAGTTTTTGTCTGCTGAAGAAATGAAAGTTCACGATGGTGAGACTGATAGCATCGAAAAGATGTTTAAAATTATCGTTGATTCAATAGATTATGTATTTGATGCCGAGAATATTTATAAAGGTAAAGAAACATCAAAGGCTGAGATGTCCACATTTGTGGAGGCTATGACAGAAGATGTCTTTGATAAAATCAAAGAATTTTTTGGTAATCAACCAAAATTAAGACACGAGGTTGATTATAAATGTTCAAAATGTGGTCATAAAGAACCAGTCCTTCTGGAGGGGCTGGAAGATTTTTTCGGCTTTGCATAAGTCACGATACGTTGGTCAATCATTACAAGACTAACTTCCAGCTTATGCAACACCACAATTATAGTTTGGCTGATTTAGAGAATATGCTACCGTATGAAAGGGAGATTTACGTTTCGCTTTTATCGGATTGGCTTCAAGAAGAAAAAGACAGACACGAGCAAAATAGAAGATAACGGAATGGCAATCCCAGCAAAAAAGAAAGAACCGATAGATGTAAATAGATTTATATTGTTATTGAAACAGACGAAATTGGTTCCAGCACCAAAGATTAATGAGGTGAAAACAATAGTTAAAAAAATTAACAAGGGGGCGAGACTCAATGTTAAACAGCAAAAAATTTATGGTGATATAGCAACAAAAGCCTCAATAGATCCATTGACACATAATATGGCTATAACAATGTTAACAAAACAGCATTTGAAAAAAATGAAAGAAAAAGCTGGAAAATGATTAGTTTAACAGATATAGCCGCGAAAAACTTTAAAAGAATTCGAGAGGATGAAGAATTGTCTGAAGATGTCCCACTCCGAGTAGCCGTTAAGGGCGGAGGATGTGCTGGTTATGAGTATACTTTAACATTTGGAGAACCAGCAAAGAAAGATTTAATGTTTGAATCAAAAGGACTACCCATAGTGATAGACCGAAAGAGTCATATAGTAGTAGATGGACTAGAGATAGATTGGTCACAAGACCTATCTGCTCCTGGTCCCCGTTTTGAAAACCCTAGAGCAGTTTCCACGTGTGGTTGTTCTACGAGTTTTTCAATCAAACCTCCTGAAGATGAGGTTGATAAACCTGTTTGGATGAATTAAAATGCCTGCACAATCATCGTTAGAAGGTCTAGCTAAGTTAATGGCCGCAAAGGCTATGATTGGCGGTGCCGCTGGAAAAATCAAAGATTTCGCTACAGGAGATGCAAGAGCGGAAAAGAGATTGAAGAAGCGGACGGCCAAAGAGAAACTTGAAAAAGCCAAAAAGAGACTTAAGGAAGAAGACGCGGCCCACGCTGAGTGGTTACGTGAAAACGGAAGTTATATTCAAGCAATAAAAGATAGAATGTTTAACTCCCGTAAAATTTTGAGTGCAGAGAAACAGGGATGGGCCGACGGAGATAAGAGAAGGGCACAAGAGGCTGCGGACGCAAAACAAGAAGCCAAGATTAAGAAGGCTGCCTGGATTTCCGGGAAGTCAAGAGGAGAAATGGCTAGCCAGTTAGCCCACGATGATAATGTTGAGCGTGAAAAAGAAATGGCAGAAAAGAAAGAACTGCACGAAAGGGAGACTGAACAGAGGCATTCCGCACTTGCACTCCAACTAAAGAAGCAGGCGGAGTTTGCGGACTTAGAGAAATCTCAAATAATCGATATGATTAAAAGAGATGAACAGGCTAAGGAGTTGAATGAATTAAAAGCTACCGAAATAGCGAATGAGAAACAATACTTAGGTGGGATGGAGACCGTTAAACCTGACGATCTTCAGGGATCTGATGATCTTTCAGGGGGTGGAGGTAGTGGTGGTGATATAGTAACCAAACTAGACGAACAAACCTGGGAAATAGAAGAAATTAAAAATATTTTAGGAAAAGGTATATTAATAGATGAAGCAATTCTGAAGAAAGATACAGAACAAGCTAATCTCTTAATACAAGGTTTAGGATTACATTCGCCCCCCTTCTTAGAAACACTTACAAAGGACGAAGGCTCTCCCTCAATTGTTCCAGAATCTATAGGTGCTGATTCAGCACCAGATGTTAGTGCTTCTCCTGACGTTTCTATGGAGACAATGCTGGATGGTGAGCCAATGCCAGTACAGTCTGATCAATTTGAAGAACTTCTTGTAATTGAACGAGAAGAACTTGATTTTGACAGGCGTAGAGAAGCAAGAGAAATTAAAGAAGCCAGAATGGCATTGGAAGACCGAAGAGACAAAAAAATGTCTAAAGGTAAAAAACTCGGTTTAGGAGGAAAGAAGCCCGACAAAAAGAAAAAGGATAATAGTAGTTTACTGTCTACTCTTTTCAAGTTTGGAGGTAGATATCTATTGCCTATGGTAAGTGGTTGGTTGGGTCTTAAAACTGTTCTTGGACTAAGCACGAAAGCTGATGATGCCGCTAGGGCCGCAAAGGCGGCAAAGAATGCTTCAATGCTCGCCGATGAGGCCTCTACAATTACAAAAAATATAAGCACAAAAGCTGATGATGTCGGAAGAGCATTAGGTCATACTGATGAAATAGGAAAGGTAGTTACTAAAGTTGATGATGCCGCTAAAGCTGGATCGAAAAGTGCAAAATTAATTACTGTTGGTGATGATGTTGTCGATGTTGCTACTAAAGCTACAAAATTAGCAGACGGTGTTCCTTCTACTAATCTAGGTACAGTTACTGGTAAAGTTGATGAAGCCGCAAAGGGCATCACAAAAGTTACTGGATCCGTTGATGAAGTCGGAAAGGGAGTAAAAGGAGTAGGTAGTAAATTAGAGACGGTGACAAAGATGATAAAGGGTATTCCTGCCGCAACGTCAAAGGCTGTCGCCGCTGTCAAGACCGTCCCAGCGGTAACTAAAACGGCTGCCGCTCTGGGAAAAGTCATTCCATCAGGTGCGCCAACACTAAATAAAGGTCCTGTTCCTGTTGGTGGTGCTGATGATGCAGGCAAAGTTACAAAATTAGTAACCAAGGTTGGTACTGAAGCTATTAAACCTGTAACGGCGACTGTTCAAAAGATAGTGACGGTCACCAAGGGAGCAGGAAAACTTGCTACTACAGTCGGTAAATATCTCGCTCCTTTAGACCTTATTAATAAAATGGGGCAAGGACAAGGCTTCTGGGAGTCTATTGGTAATATGGGATTGGAAATTGGAAATTTAGTCGCTGGTGCTGGTGAATTTCAAGTGGAGCAAATGCAGAAACTATCGAAGATGGCGGGACTGGATTTGGGTGAGGGAGGATTTAGCGAAAAATCTGCAATGGATATTGCATTTCAAGAGGCCGATATCCTGGGTAATAAAGAGAAATGGCAAACATCTTATCTTGAACAAGGAATTAATAAAGGTGTTGAAGTGTTCACTGGTCATAAAATTGCTAATAAGAAAGAATATACAGAAGAACAAGAGAAACTAGCATTTGCCGCCGAAAACGATGCTGGTGCAGTTGATATTGGATTTGGTCAAGGTGAGATTGAAGATTTACAAGCACTTTCCCTATTGGATGAAAAAACTTTAGAGGCTCTTCTCGCATATGAAGTCTTTTCGGATGACGACCAGAAGCAGATAGAGGACTTGTTAGAAGCAAAGAAGATGGGTCTAAAAGCTACATATGATGATGGTGGCTGGTTGGGAGGAGAAAAAATTACTTATGGTCCGGAACAGGGACAGACAGAAGAGCAAAAAGCCTATGCGGCGAGTCTAGATCCGACTAAGCGGCCGGATATGGAAGAATATGTGCCGGAAGGAGAAGGTATGTTCGCTGGTATGTGGGATAAATTTGCGTCTTTCTTTGAGCATACTCCAGATGTAGCTTCAGCAGATAAAATGGCGCAGACAACCACTATAATGGCGGAGCAAGCTACTACTCCAGGTTCTATATTTACTCACGACACTCATTTAGAACAGACATTATGGAACATTTGGGCAGAAGAAAAATCATTTTTTGATCCTAAAACAATGGGAACTGGAGCAACCGTTACTGAAGGTGACAGTACCGCCCCTACAACCCAATTAACTCCGCTTGATAATCAAGAATTAATGGCGCCAGTACCAGTAATTGATGTCTCTCCTAATGCTCCTGCAATGGGAACTGGAGCAATGATACCTAGTGAACTTTTAGCACAAGTAATTTCTCAAATTTCAGCGATGGAGAAACAAGCGGGTACCGCCCCAGGTGGAGGCGCAACAATGGTAAATACAAACACATCTATAGATAATAGTGTGCGATCAAATAATATGCCGGCTTCTACTGCTTTTGCTCCAGCATCGGCAATGCCTGCTGGTATCGGTCAAGGAGCGTAAGTAAATAAAAATTATTATAAATAGTATAAAAGAAAGTTATCAAAGGAACATAATGGAAAATGAAGAAAAATTAATTCTGGAAGAAACCCACAATGATGATATAGGAACTGCCGATTTTAGTTTTGATAAACTTATCAAGACTTTTGAAGAATTGTCTTCAAATTCTCTAATTAGAGAAATCGCGGCGACTGTTCCTATGAAATATTCAACGGGAAAAATAGTCAATATTCACAAACAAGCGGCTAATGATTCTTTTGAAACTGTATCAGCAAATCTAACAGTAAATACAGCAACATCGGATCCGATTCAGACGGGACTTTCATTAGAAGCAGTAACAGACCTTAAGAATCAATACGGTCTAGATGGATATACTGTAGCGGCAAATCTGTTAAAAGGAATTGTAGATGCGGCTGAAAATACCGCCTTTATGACATTTCTAGATTCCAATTCATTAGCTACGCCAGTATTAACTCTGAGTGATGCTAATTCCGCTGAACCATCTTTGTTTGAACTTACACAACGGGTTCAAGAACTCGTTATTAAGATGAATACTCCTAATTTCAGGACATTTAATGCTTTTGCTGTTCTTCCTTATAAGAATGCGGCCAGTATCTCTGCACTTAGTCAATATGCTCGTGGTGATGAAGAAACTAAAAAACAATTAGTTATGAGTACGATTGGTCAAACGAAATACTACGTTAATCCAGACACTACAACAACAACAGCATATGTAGGATTAAAGTCTGATGATAAGAAATCTATGGGAGCATCTTCTGTTATTATGGGTACGTTTGCTCAAGAAATTCTGAGATCAACTCACGTTGAATCTTTCCAAGCTAAGGTAGGAATATTAAATAGGTATGCTACTGCGGTGAATCCACTATCTGTTAGTGGTGCCGAAATGCTAATGTCCTTTGTTGTAGCGTAATATGAAAAAGTTAGAGGAAGCGGCCGAAGAAATTTTATCAGAAATAGCAATAAGTACTCCTAAATCGGAGAAAGCTAAAACATTTATGCTGAAAGCTATTGATAAGGTAGATGACTCTTTGAGTATTAAAGATTTTGCTCTTGCCGTAACAAGTATTGTTATTAACGAATACGGCTCTCATTTGTATGATGATTTCAAGAGTATAGTAAGAGTAAAATTGAAATCAAAATGATTTAAGACCGCTCACACGTAAGCCATATAAGTTTATTTGTCTGAGGGTCTACAAAGAGTCTTATGGGGTACTCAGCACCCGCTTTCTTGAAGTGATAATCTTTGGTGATTGGTTTGTTCTGATGATCATTAAGTTGTTTACCGAATGAGTGATCACCAGCGTAGTACTCCCAACAGGCTTTTTCTGAAGAAAATTCTTTAACTACAGTTGCATTCAATGATCCAGTAAGCAATAGTATAGCAACCCATTCCATTTTACTCTGGGAATTGTAATCCCTTTTCTTCCATTATATCAAACATAAAGTCATTAAGACCTTCTATTACTCCTTCTCCATCATAAGACATCGGGGAATTTTGCTCACCCTCTGCATCATAACAGATTTCGATCTCTTTTTTCATTCTGACTAATTCTTGATTCATACTCCAAGCAAGAAGTGCCCAGTCCATTGCCTTGAATGCTACGTTAAATTGTTCCTGATCTTCAGGTAAATTAAATTCTATATTTGCTTTCATATTAATCCCATAAATCTTGGTCCCAATGTTTTTTGAAATGCCCTTTATTTTTTACTTTTTGATTCTTCTCATTTTTTAATCCGGCACGTTTACGTTTTTCTTCATCCGAAATTGGTACGTGTCTTCTATTGCTACCAAAACCGATGGTATCGTAATCTCTCGGATTGTAAAATTTACTCATCATCTTCTCCTGCATCATCTACTATTTTATCTAATACATCACCCATAGTGATTTCATCCGTTAAAAAACTATTTTTTTGACGAACCATTGTTTCAAAAATCTGCCACAGCTTCCACATTCTTGTTTCGTGTAATTCGCTTATCCCAATCAAAACATTTGAAATTTGATCTCTTGACATAAACACCGTGTCCTCCATAATTCTTTCTGTTACAGCATCCAAATCTTGTTTAGTTTGCCATACAGTCTGAATTTGCTCTTCTAAATCAAATCTATCCATTTTTTTATTTGTCGGCCAGTTTGTACAATACGGATGATCAGGATCGTGTCTCTGTTCGTATCCTTCTAGTTGTTCTTTTTGTTTAATAGATTTATCAATATTTCTAGTAATTCTATTATTATCCGTTACAGTATCACTCATAGTTAAAATCCGTGCGGTTGTCCCCAATGGGCGATGATCTGTCCAGTGATACAAATCCAAATCAGATTCTTCCAAAACCACGTTACGTAATATGCTTCTAATACTCCCATTATTTTCCTTGACCTCGATATTTTTTCCAGATTCGTCTTTTGTGTTTGTTCTTCGGTCTGGAATTTTTTGAACTTCCGATAGAAGTTCGCTTAGGCGTTGTTTTTGACTTTTTTACTTGTGTTAATCCAAATGCTGATCTTCTAGCCATTACTATTTATATTTTTGAGTTTACATAAATCTTGCGACATTGGTAGGCGAGGTTGGAATTGAACCAACGACCTCCACCGTATCAGAGTGGTATTCTAACCTGCTGAACTACTCGCCTATGGTGGGGAGGGATGGAGTCGAACCATCACAGTCTCAGACGGCTGATTTACAGTCAGTTGGGCTCGCCACTTGCTCAGCCTCCCCATTTTATAAACCATTTATTACCATATATGCGTATCCTCCTACAAATACTAATATGAATAACCAAATTAAAATTGTTTGAATCATTTTCTAGTATTGTAACACGATTTGAGGGTAAATGTCAAGCGTTTTTGTGAATGCTATCTTTTGAATATTGATAGGGACTTGGAAAATCTTTGATTTCTTCATTCCACATCCTTTTTCTTTCTTCAGTATGTTGTATAAACTTTTCAGTCCATTCTTTAACTAACTGGGAGTATTCTAACTTTTTCCCGTTGCTGTCAAGAACATAAGAGAAAAAGTCGGCTTTATTATCTTTTTGATTGTCCAGTAATGGTTCTAATTTATCTATAGGGTACCAATTCATACCAGCCGCTACGGCGTGAATACCAGCTCCCGTAAGATCAATCTGAAAGTTTTTGCTAACGTATTCACGATGAAAACCTTTAGAAATTCCAGTTGAAATATTGGTAAACATATCTTCGGGATAATCTCGGTTTAGAATGTCTCTCCAATATTCTGTATCATCTCTGTGAGAAAGTACGTAGGTAAATGCAACAACGTGGGCACATTCATAAAAATCATCGTGACATTTAGCAGTATACTCTCTCCTATCCCATTCACTTATACGACCTCTTTTTAATGTTTTAACCAAATTAAATAGAAATTGATATATACTCTGTAATCCATTAGATTGTAATGGTTCTATAAACCCAGCAGATAATCCAATTGCTAAAGTATTTTTAACCCACAATTTCGATTGAACACCACACCTCATTGGAATTAAATGATAATCTAAATCTTCGACATTTTCATAGCCCTTTTTTAGTAGATTGTATTTAAATTCTCGTAATGCGGCGTCCGTTGAAATAAACTTATCTGAAAATACATATCCTGAGCCCATTCTAGACCATAACGGGATTTCCCATATCCAACCATTTTCAATCGCAGTACAATTTGTATAATTTACAATTTGTGTTTCTGGATCTGTATAAGGTATTTTAGTCGCCCAGGCATAATTGTTTGGAATGATATCTGATATGGGTATAAATGGAACTTCAAAGGCTTTAGTCAATAATAAAGATTTGAATCCAGTACAGTCTATAAACAAATCTGCTTCTAGTTTTTGACCATTGTCCAATACAAGATATTTAATTCCATCTTCATCCAAAGGAATTTCTTTTACTTCTGCCTGAATATGAGTGAATCTATCAGCATACTTAGCCTTACAATAATTGTCCCTTAACCATATTCCAAATTTAGTAGCATCAAATTGATAAGCCCATCCGAACCTCCCATCATTTCTATTTTTTGGGTCTGACAGGTCAATTGAATGAAGTGCTTTATTTTGATTTACTAAAGCCATTACTGGCCAAAAAGTATCAGCAAAATCACTTGCTGGAGTTTCAGGATAAAATAATTTTTTGTGTTGCCAGTCAAATGCTGTATACGGCATTTGAGAAGAGTTTTCATACTCTGTTGATTGTTTAGATAAAGTCGGCGTACCAAATGGATAATGAAAATGACCTGAATCTTCACGATACCAATTTTCAAATCTAATACTTAGTTTATGGATGGCATCACAATGGTGCATCCAATCAGAGTCTTTGATCTCTAGCAATTTTAACCAGGCTCCTATACCATTAAAACCACTTTGTTCGCCAGAGACCGTGCTTTCTCCTACTCCAATAGTAGGATGATTAGGAGATTCTACAACTGTGATCTGTTTGTCGGGAAATTGATTTAATAATATAGTTGCAGACATCCATCCAGCTGATCCTCCACCCACTATTGTAATATTTTTTGTTTCCATAATCATTTCATTTCATTTGGCGGTCCGTATGGGACTCGAACCCATAATACCGGCGTGACAGGCCAGCGTGATGACCTATTTCACTAACAGACCGTGGGGAAAGATGGACGTCTTACTCGCTCCGAGCCTCTGGGCGACCCCGTCTAATATGCTCTAGTATACCTAGTCCATCCTTGATAGAGGTAATTACTCCTCCCTATTGGGCTTAAAAAGCCAGACTCGTTTGCCTGGCGCAAATCCACTCCCGTTTAGCTTTTCTTACAGAAAAAATACTTGATTTATCCTATTATAATCTGTGAACATTCCAAGGTCTATATCTGCTTTATGAAGAACATCGGACTGATATAAGACCATTCTATTATACACCATATCAGCCTCAAATTCAACAGTATATTGTTTGTTAATTTTGTCTTTAATATTTTTAAACTGTTGCTCTTCAGACATAGAAGTTAATACAGGCCCCTTGATATCATATGTTTCACACATATTTTGCCTCCACAATTCTACTCTATTTGGAGGGATACTCATTTCACCGTTATAACTATATAAATTTGTTCCTCCGGCACATTCGTCCGGAGTATTTAAATAAACTACACTCCCAAATTGATATGTGGAAGCTGTCTCACCATTCCAATAATCTTGATGAGGTATTTCAGCTAAAGGATTCTTTTTTATAAAAGAATCATTAGTACAGTTGACCATAAACCCTTGATTGTCCCAATTTCTGTTAAATTCGTCAATATCAAATGGTCTATTTTTTATACGTAATGGAATTCTAAAACTCCCATCTTCCAGTAATTGTGTTTTTTGAACTTTTGGTTTCCATAGTTTATTATCACATAGGTCTAAATATAGATTATATAATTTTTCCTTTACTTCGGGAGTACCTAAAGATGCTCTAATTCCAGGAAATCCTCCTTTTAATGCCTTGTCATCACCATACTTTAAAGATTTGGCAAGTTCTCTAACTTCATCAGGATCCCTATAGAAATCATCAACAATGATGGCTGATCTTCTTTTAATATCTTTAAATGCTACAACCTTAGCATCTCCATTTAATTCAAACATCTGTTACATAAAAAGGATTTGAACAAGCCGATGTGCATTTGTAAACATACCAATGTCTACTTCCATACTATGAAGAACATCTGCTTGATATAAGAACATTCTATTATATTTCATTTCAGCTTCAAATTCAGTTTTATATAGGGTGTCTCCATCAAGTATGTCTTTAAGGTATTTAAACTTTTTTTCTTCTGACATAGAGGTTAATACCGGTCCCTTAATATCAACAATATCAGCGTGTCTTTGTAACCACTCTGGTTTCTTTTTTGGAGAAATAGTCATTTCACCGTTATAACTATATAAATTTGTTCCTCCGGCACACTCCTCTGGAGTATTTAAATAAATTACACTTCCAAATTGGAGTTTCGGATTTTCGCTAGGCAAATCCTCCCAATAATCTTGATGGGGTATCATACCAAAAAAATTCTGTTTTAAAAAAGTATCATTAGTAGCATTGACCATAAATCCTTGTATATCCCAATTACTATTAAAGGCTTCAAGATTAAAAGGTCTTTTCCATAGTTTATTATCACATAGGTCTAAATATAGATTATATAATTTTCCTTTTACTTCAGGAATCCTGAAATGCGAACTGCTTCTAATTCCAGGAAATCCTCCTTTCGCGGCTTCCCCATCTCCATACTTTAAAGATAAAGCAAGTTCTCTAACTTCATCTGGATCCTTATAGACATCATCTACAATGATAGCGGATCGTCCATTAATATCTTTGAATGCTGTAACTTTTGCATCTCCATTAAGTTCAAACACTATCCCTGTTCAATCGATATGTCTTTTGTGTTTGGATCAAACTTTACTGTAAAGGTTACTTCTATTGGTTTAAGAGATCCATCTAAATTGACAATAGGTAATTTTCCGTCAACTACAGCCACCAATGCATCTTTAGCATTTGTGAATTCGTGTGCTGGATCAGCTTTGATAACTTTGTCTAATTCCTTTTTCGCAGTATCTGGAAGTAAATCATCAATCATACTTTCCACGTGTTCTACTGCTAAATCTTGTGCCTTGTCTACTACAAGGCCTGCAATTACATTAAATAATAATACGGGTAACATTTATTTCTCCATAATTTAAATTAAAAGGGCTCCTCTCGGAGCCCCCTTGAGAATAATCTCCGATGAATTATGCTTCAGCTAATTTGCTAAAGTAACTCATAGTATCATCTGTTGAACCTGGATCAGGATCTCCATCAAAAGGCAAGTCCTCAGATTCAGTCATTGTAGATGTAGGTGCTGAAACTGATTCGGCTGTGAAAGCTGAAGTGTCGGTAGAAGCTCCGATTACTCGGGCAAACTTTTTCTTCAACTCTTCATAAGACTTAAACTTATCTTCAGCAATCTCGGCTTCGAGTGAATAGAATCCATTATATAATGTCTCCATTTCTTCTTCAGTTTTCAACCATTGTGATGGCTCTTCAAAGCTGGATTTGTCATACTTCACAAAACCGTCTGCTTTGCGAGCCTTCAGTTTGAAGTTAGCTCCGTTAAATAGATTAAATACATTAACGGGAGATTCATCTTCAAATTGCGGTTCACCAGCGGCCTGTATCATATCAAAAATAGACTTACCATACTTGAAGAGGAATACTTTCCCTTCATTTTCAGGATGGGCTTGATCTTGAACAACATAGATGTTGGAGATATACTGAAGCCTACGCTTCCTATCTCGTGCAATCTGCTTGTTGCTGTCAATACCAGAATTCCACAACTCTGAATTAGCTTCAGAAACTGGGTCCTGTTGACCAATAGTTGTGAGGGAATTCTCGATATACCATCCACCTTTACCTTTAAATCCGTGTGTATATATTTTTACAAACGGGAAGTCTTCCTTTTCTGGCGAATCAAGAAAACGAATAATAGCATATCCGTTACTTGACTTGTCACGTTCTAACTTCCAGTAACGGTCGTCTATGTATGATTGGTTCGCACCACCACCGGCGGCGTTTAACTTTTCCATCATTGATCCTACGTCCTTTTTAGAATTAGAACGTTTCTTTAGAGCGGCAAAACTCATAATTTACTCCTATTGTTTTGTTTAGATTAAAGGTGTGACTACACAATGCAATCACTTACCTGATTTAGTTTTTATCCTGTCTACACAGGAGCAACGGGGTCAGTTTGTGCGGAGGGATCAGGAACAATCTTTAAATCTGCTCCTCCGGTTGGCGTTGCTACTGATTTAGCGATTTTGCTTTCGGGTGGTCTCTTAGAATTTGGAATAGGAGACCCCTCGACTGGCTCAGGCGCTTCTGGCCCTTCCATAACAGACTTGATTGCTTGAGCAAATCCTGCTCTCGCCATTTCAAGTCGTTGGACTTCTTTATCAATCGCCACGAGATGTTCAATCGCTATCTTCGCCACGTTTGGTAATGATTCCACATTATAATCCGCGCCATCAATACGTACAGTAGATTTCTGTATATATGCGGGCTCGGTTGATTTTACTTTTTCTTCTTTCTTTTCTATTGCCATAATCTACTCTTTCTGGTATGGGATTAATGGTTATTCTCATTGTATTTATAAAGTATTATTATACTTTATCCCTGACACTATGTCAAGTTTTTTTTCAAATTATTCGATTTTTTGCAAATCGTTTCAAATCACAATACACTTCCATTCCCTCTTGTAATAACGTGGGTGTATCAGAAACCATATCGATTAGCATTTGATAATCTTTCCGTGCTTCATCGGCGGTTTCATATTCAAATGATGTTTCTATAATGACATCATCCAATTTGAATTTAACAGTAATTTCTTCATTACTATGGTAACTAATACCTTTCAAATTTTTTTTGGATAGATCGATTAAGGTGTGTTCGATATCATTCAGTTGTAGCATCAAAAATCTCCTTCATAATTTTAATATATTTATCACTTTCTAAATTCAAAAATTCTGCGTATCTGTCATATCTATATTGTTCGGATGGAAAAATATATGACTCTTTTATATCATTGGCAATTCTTTTACTGAATCCTAGAATTTTATCCATAATAATATAAGTTTCCACTTCAATCATTCTTTGCTGAACAAATCGAAAAATGATAGGATGGTCGTCTTCTTCGACATCAAATAATCTATCGAATTCTAATCCTCTTGCAATTAGAAATTCATTCACTTCTTTTAAGTCTTTCTCAA